TCGTGACCGCATTGGTCAGGGCAGTCTGACGGATGATGGAAAGCTCACGGCGCGTCGGGTCGAGAGGGAAGCCAGCAGAGGCAGGAGCCACAGCTCGAACAGGAGCAGCAGAGGTACTGATATAGGGAGTAGCAGGGCTAGGGACAGGGCTAGCAGCACCACCAAAGGCAGTGATGCGGATGTCGGTGAGTTCGTTGCCGTACTTGGTGACATTGATATTAGCCTCGATGGTTGCGCCGGGAGTGACGCCGTGATTCTTCCAACCTGCCTCATAACGATTACCGTCAGCACCGATGAAGATGAACTTGTTCTTCGGGCCAAACTTGGTGTTGATGCTCTTGGCTTCGACGTTAGCAACAGTGATAGTAGCCATGTTAAATAATCCTTTTATTACTAGTAAGATTAGAAGTTAAGGGACTGCAAATTAGAAGTGAAGGGGCTTCATGTCGCCCCAGTTTGGGCCTGAGCTAGCTTCCACTAGCAGAGGCAATTCAAAGTCAGTGATACCAAACAGACGATTGAGATGTGGATACGGATTCTCTAGGACTCGTCTAACAAACACAGATACCGAATCCACGTGGTTAATATCGCAAGAAATTAGGATGCTGTCATGCACGGTGTTCCTTAGTCGGTAAGGGTATGGGCTTTCATCTCGTTTGTCAAGCAGTATCGCCAACATCATAGGAACAATGTCAGCAGTGGCAAACCCTTGGCAGGGGTAGTTGCACACCTGTGTCCACGATGGCGAATAGGATACACCAGTAGGTTCCATCTTACGGTACAGGGGCAGGGAGTAGTGACGCCCTGTCTTACTGGTAAGATGTACGGTGTCCTTATCAGTCTTGCCAGTAGCCTTAGCTGTAGCCCTGAGCATATTCAAAGTCATGCGGTGATGGGCAAATACGTCAGGGTACGCAGTCTTAAACTCCTTGACGATAGTCTCGACAAGGGCACGGGGCTTACCACTAGTAGCCACTAGGTTGTCAATGCCACTGCCATAGAGCATGGCGAATACGATGGTCTTGATATCCCTGCGCTCTTCCTTAGAGGGAAGATGCCCAAGCACACGTGTACCAATCTTGCTGTGGATGTCAACGTGGGCAACGATGTCACGCTTGAGGTTCTTGTCACCAGTGATGTACGCAATAGCGATGACTTCCAATTGCTTGTAGTCAAACTCTACGAACACATCATGTGCCCCAGTGTGGCTAGGGATGAACACACCCTTGACATCCGGGTTGTTGGGCTGGTTCTGAAAGTTAGGATTGCTAGAAGACAGCCGACCAGTAGCGGTAGACGTTTGCTTCAGGCTGTGATGGATAGTGTTGTATCCCCTAATCATATCAGTAAGAGGACTAAGGTACGTACTGTGCACCTTGTCGTACTCACGGTACAGAATAAGGGCACGAGCTACCATGTGAGCCTGAGTCAGGTCGTTGCAAGCAGACACTACCTTGTTGAGCATCTCGGAATCAACGGGGAAACTATTAGTCTTGAGGCTCTTCTCCACACCGTGGAGGATAAGGCTACGAACGATGGGGTCATCAATCAAACCATCGTGCGCCTTCTGCCGGAACTTGCCCCACTTGGTGTTGCCACTCTTGTGCTTGGCAATGGGAACCTTGTACTCCTTAGCCTTGGTAGAACCAAAGAGAAGGTGAGAGATAGATTGGTTACTTCCAATGGCTGCACTATACACAGCCTTATTGATATCACTGTTCCAAGTGCTGGGGTTGAATTCAAAGTCGAACTCAAACAAACCTAACACTGAAATAAAGTTAAACGCATTGAAGCAAGCAGTCTCGGACAGGTCTGCGTATTTCTTCTTGACTTCTTCCATCTTGTACAGGTCAACACACAAGCCATTGACCTCCATCTCAGTGATAGCACGAAGGGCATCACACATGGTGATGATGAGCGCAAACTTACCAGTAACAATTGCTTCCTGCATCTGAAGCTTGGCTAAGTCAAGCGTGAACAAGGCATCGTTAGTGCAGTACCTCAACAAATCCCTTAGGTCACAGTCCTCAGTAGTCTTCTCGGGATGCAACGAAAGGAACAAGGACAGGTAGTCATCCTTCTTCGACAACTCAGGATAACGGGCAAGGGATGTAGCAAGGGAAGGATACGTATCCTTCTGACCACTCAGGATGTAGTGAGCAATGCTTGTGTCCCACCACTGACCGTTAGACTTGTTCCAAAGATTGGTAACAGTCTTGTCGGTCAACTCACGAACGATGTCGTACTTGAACAAACCCATAGCCACGTACTGAACATCAAACTTCAGGTTGTGACCAATGAGGAAGTCCTTAGGCTCCATCAGTTTGGAGTAAGTACGATAGACAACTTCCTTAGGGCTAAGTCCCTGCCAATCCCATTCGGTAATCGACTGGCGTCCATTAGTTTCCGTGACTGCGGATGCACAGAGGATAGTATTATCAGTAATAAATGGTGACGGGTCTTTGCCTTTGCCACGCATCGATGTCTCAGTATCAAACGAGATATAGATAGCCACACTCAGTACCTCTTGCTAGTGTAAAGCCCAGTGAGGGCATCAAATCTAACATCAAACTTGCCGTGCTTCAAGGTGGGGTCAGTCTTCGGGGAGCCGGGGAGTTTGTTCTTGCACACACTGATATAGCGTGTATCAAATTCACCACTGTGCCCAACCATTAGGATAACGTCAGCCTCACCCTGCACACCAGTCTTGCTGCCGTACAGTTGCCCCTGATTAAGCCATGCCTGACCTTCAGCAGAGCCATCCGCTTGCATCACAGCAAACACGGTAGCACCAGTGCGGATGCCTAGGTTACGTGCCCACTGTGCAAGGCTACGCACACGCTCAACCTCGGCTTGGTCTCTATTACTGGTAACAACCTTGTCCAATACGTTGATACAAATAATACCGTAGTTACCTGCCTTGCTGATACGGTCAATGTCGTGGACAGACAACGTGCCTTCCTTGTGTACCACTTTGATACGGTTGATACGCTTGACCAGTTTCTCATAGGCATCCATGCTTGCCTTGTCATCCATAGCAATCTCGCCCATCGTCTTGCCTAGTGCACACTGGACGAGACGGGCAAAGATTTTCCTACCATCCTCTTCGTTGTTAAAGATGATGATGTCCTTATCGTCCGGCAATTGCGGAGCCATGAAGGTCATCTCACTACAGAGGAATGATGTCTTACCAGTCTCGGGACGAGCACCGACAATCACCATGTCACCACCACGCAGTGGGCCGATGCTGACGTTCAAATCCTCTAGCCGCCAGTTAACACCACCACTGCGGTACATATCCTCAACGATGCTAGCCAAGTCAGGGACAACGAACGAGTCAGCATCACCACGTGCTACGCCGCCTGTCTCCAAGCGATAGCGTTCGATGATGCTAACGATATCCTCAATGCTGGCAATCTCACCACGTGACAACTTGTCAAGAATGGACATAATTTGTCCAGCGTAATCCAGCTCAACAAACTTATTGATAATACTTGCGTCAGTAGTCGGAGCTGTGCCCTTAATCTTTTCAAAGATAAGGTTATGCATCTCATGCTTCTCACGAGAGTACATGGGGTGACGTACTACGCGGAACCAAAGCGCAAACGAATCCCAATCAAGGGACTCAGCAGATGGGTAGCAGCGGAACCACTCACCCATGTCGTTGATGATAGTCTCAGCCTCGGACAACAAGGCATTGGACTTGATGTACTTCCTGTACCTATCGAAGTGTTCCCTCTCGGAAAGAAACTTCATTAGTGGGATGTCGATACTCATGGTGTGATATCCAATGGTGGAATTAAAGATTCAAGAGTAGACCTGATGTAATCAGGCTTGTAGTTCTTGGGGTCGTGCTTGAACATACCACAAGTCTTGTTCTCCCTAACGTAGCGCAACTGTGCATCGTCTATCTTGTTGATGAAGTTAGTAACATTGTCGTTAACCAACTGACAGGTACGAGCGTACTCAAGGGAGAGAGTGCAGTTATTGTAAGAGTCTAGGTCTAACCAAATCATAACTCGGTCATACCTAATAGCATAGTCGCACAGTAGGGTACTCGGAATGTTAGTACCAAACAAGCACAAAGCATCTGCACCTTGAGCAACCAAGCACATGGCACTGATAGGGTCTTCACATATTACCAGTAAGTTTTCACCCATGCCAGCGGCTACGTTGTAGAACAGGGCAGGTGACATCTTACCCTTAGAACGCTTGGTAACATTACCTTCAGACCAAAGCCATTGCTGCACCCCGGCAAACTCATACTCGTTGATGCTAGTTGGCATCTCGTCAATAGCAGAGTGAGAAGGGCCAGTGCAGAAGTTCATCACAGGACGAACGGGGTCAAGAGCACCACCGCATTCGATGAAGCACTTGCCTCCCGAAAGTTGAAAGGCATCCTGCGGTACGCCTCGGACAGTACCAAGTGTCAGGTATGCGGCAAGGTAAGTAGACACCACACTGTGGCAGTGGTTAAGCATAGGCCAGTAGCGGTGCTTGTACTCTACGTTACCACCGGGGTCGTCAATGTCCCTCTCTAAGTGGGAGCGTCGGAGATTGTTGCGGTAGTCACTAAGCAAGCAACCACGTGAGCCACAGTTGTGGCAGTAGAACAGGTGCTTGCCCTCAGTGGGCGTGATGTACAAGCGGTTGCGAGTATCACCACAGGACAGATGGTTAATGGACGTTGTGACTCCGATGTGCATACCACCGTTGAGGGTATTGGCATCGTCCAACATATCGCGCATCTGTGGGATGCTGAAGTATTCTTTCATGGAACACCCAAGTATTACTGATAATAAAGGAAGGGGCGGTGGTTAGCCGCCCCGTGTAGGTCAGACCTTGTTCAGGTCAACCGTGGTGACACGCTTGTAGATTTCCACCATCTGCTTGCGGTCATCCTCAGTCAGCTTGTTGTAGAAGCTGACACGGAAGGCAGTCTCGGTGTTACCCCAAAAGGCTACCTTCTTAGCCCACGACAGCACTGCACGTGGTGACATGGTGAAGGTCATCGTGCCCTTGTCATGGGCAATGCGAACCTGATTGGCAACTTCCACAATGGTGTGGCGTACACCGGACTCCAACTCAGGAACCTTGCCCTCAAGCATGGCAAGTTCGTGAGCCTTGCCAATGTAACCCAACTCTACCACCGTACCGAAGCGGTCAACCAGTGCACTGTTCTGCACGTTAGTGCCGACATAGGAACCAGTCGAGTCACCCTGCAACTGCGTGTTATCAGTAGCACCGACCATGAAGAAACGGTGAGGAGTGATGTAACGGTCACTCGGCGTGTCAGTGTGCAGGTCAGGCAGGTAGACCTTGCCGCCATCCTCCAGCATGAATTGCATGGACATGGCAATACCCGCTGGCATTGCGGATATCTCATCGACACACAGCAAGCCACCGTGCATAGCAAGCACACCAGCAGGGCCGTGGACATACGACACACCAGCAGCAGGGTTGAACGTGGGCTGACCGAACAAGGCACTGGACTCCATGTCACGGCGACCATTGACACGGATGTAAGGGATGCACAGTCGAGCGCAGATTTGCTCAAGCAGCGAAGACTTACCCGAACCCTTAGGGCCGAAGACCAAAGCCTTGTCACCGTTGATGAGACCCATCACGGTCAACTCAGTCTGCGGTACAGGGAACACGTAGGCATCGTCAACCTTGGGGATGAACACACGAACCGATTCGTGCCAGTCAGTGGGGCTGAAGGACGGCAGGTCATGGTCAATCTTACCAATAAGATTCAGACCGAACACATCCGTGAACTTACGGGCAGTAGCACCGAAGCGGTTGATGGTAGCAGTAACCGCTGCGACAACAGGAGCAGCAGCGACAGGGGCAAGAGCCTCGGTAACCTTCTTCAGGTTGGCGAGGGAGCGCATGATTTCGGAATCGAGAGCAGAAGTAGACATTGAAGTAATCTCCATATCAGAAGTAAGAAAGAAAGAAAGATATCAGAAGAGAAGATTAAGAGTAAGAGAAGAGTTCTTATATATACTCTTCCTCTTACTCTTATCTTAGTATATCACACCAAAGAACGCTTGACAATACCCAGCAACGTGGGTTCCAAAGACCCCAAGTTATCCAGTACCACGTGCTTACTGTAGAAGTGACGCACGTTATCATCCAACACACCAACACCAAACATTTCGACGTTGCTCTTACCAGTAATAAATGCATCGTCAAATTCCTTGACAACACGGCGCAAGCCTGATGCAGCAACAGTCACACTAGTACCACGACGAGTACCAGCCTGTACGTATGCATCGGTAGGGCTACCGTCACTGAGCACGATGAGCACCTTACGCTTGGCTTGAATATTATCAGTAAGATAACGATGGGCGTACAGCACAGCGTCAGCGTCACTGTTACCGCACATATGGTCACCACCGCCAGCCAGCCTAGCCAACAGGTCATGCTCACTGAGAGACTCAGTAAACTTCTTGAATTGCAAGACTTGACAGCACGAACTATCCGTGAAACCAAGCACTGCAACGGGAACCTGTACACATCGCAAGACTTCTGTCAAGTGTGACGTAGCAACAGCAGCCACTTCGTGCTTGCTACCACACATCGAACCTGAGTAGTCAACCAGTACAAGTACTGCACTGTCTAACTCAGAATCCATCCCCGGTCTACGGAATACCCTCTGATTCCACTCAGCATTACCAGCAGCAGGTACACCACCGCGCCACAACTGACCAGCACGTAGGCTACCGGACTTGTAGCCAGTGTCATAGGACACAGCAGCCTTGGCTTGCAACCACTGGCGCACCTTGTTCTTGAATGCAGGGGATGCAGTAGACCTGCCAAGACTGTGATGCTCACGTGGCTCAGGGATAATCACCTGCACCATCTCGGGTGGATATTGCACCCACTCAGATGATGGCGCACCAGTACCCCAGTCGATAGACGATGGCGTACCCTTGCCAGCCTCAGTCGCATGGTCACTACCAGCAATCACTTGCCAAGGAATCTTGACGAATTTCTTACCAGTAATATCCCCAGCCTCATCATCCCCGGCAGTTTCTCCCGGCTCACCATCGGTGCAAGGCTCACCGTCTACGTTCTCATCATCGGAAGTCTCGCCGTCTCCGGGCTTAGGCTTGGAACGCTCACGCTCCATCTCTTCCTCGACTTCCTCGGGTGACTTGTCCCACAGCCAGCCGTACACATCCTTCGACAACTGCCACGTATCGTGTGCACTGTCCAAGGCACAGCACCTGTCATAGAAATTATTACTGATAAGAATTTCCATGCACTGGTTGGCACTGTCAGGGTACATGGCAACGTGGGCAGGTAGCACAGTCGAGAACTCAGGCAAGTACTCGCACATGAATACCTTAGTCATGCACCCAATGGCTGCGAACCGCGCAGTCTCAGGCTCTAGGTCGAACGCATCACCGTGCTTGGCCTTGAGACTGGTAAGCATACCCGTCTCGCTAGCCAACAGATTGACACGCCCCGTATCAATGATGGTACGGTCACCCTTGAATGCATGGGCAGCAACACGCTCGATTCTGTAGTCTTCGAGAATATTACTGATAATAGCAATCGGGTGCTTCATGTTGGGCAATTCGGATTCGACTAGCCCAAAGATTTCGGGGCCGATACCCAAGTGTGCACACTCATGCAGCACATAGAAGCGCAGGTTCTGCTCTGCTTCCACAGTCATGGTGCTAACCATCGGGATGTGAATGCTACCCTTGGTAGAGTAGGGCTGCTTCCCCGGCTCGGGCGAAAAGAACTCCACCTTCATGCCCACCTTACCCGCAAGGTACACAGCGTACCTGTACAGGGCAGAGATGTTAGTCAGACTGGTGTACTTAGACATCGAACTCATCCTCCAAAAAATTATTATTGGTAAGAATCCAGCCTACCCCTACCACAGTGGGCAAGCCGACGACACTCGCACCCTTGGTGCTAGCCAAGTAGGCAACGTCACTATCGGGTGTGATGAAACGCTGACCATCAGGCATGGTGCACAGGTAGCAGGACATTTCATCCGTTACTACCTTGTCACCACCCAACCAGTCGATAACGGACTGCATGGCATCCGCTATCTTAAACATCTTTAACAACCTATTCATCCTGTGTTACCCCCAAATATTACTAGTAAGAATCCACACTGATACCGTCAGGGTCAGTGATGAGCACACCGTTCACACGCTTGACAGAGTACGCGCCCCTGTCTTGAATAGTCCAACCATGCAGAGCAAGCCCTGCCTGATAGTCATTCAGGTCTTCGGTCACTTCAAAATCACTGACATCTACGCTGTCATCATAGGTCACATCAAACGTGACCGTATACCAAAGCCGAACAGTCTTCGACATACGTTACCCCTAAATATTACTGGTAACAAAACGCTACCCCGTATAGCACAGTCACCTATGCTATACAGGCTAGAGCCTCTAGTCTTTTTCAATTTCCATGCGTTCGCAGATGTCTTCGTACTCCATCTGCAACAGTGTGTCGTAACGGTTCCACACCTTACACACTACGCACCCCGGCTCAAACGATTTGCATCGTTTGCCAAATGCCTTGAGTAACTCGGCTTTACTCAGGAACTTCCATTCTTTTTTCATCACTTAACCCCCACAAAATATTACTGATAAGATTACAAGCGCGGCTTGATGCCGAACACTCGGAACATATAGAACAGGCAGTACGCAGTGCACGCCAACGACATGACAACGCACGCGCCCCAGTCCAGCCAGCCCACAGAATTGTCAGCCATGTTGCCCGTGATTAGGGCAAGCACGAAAAACGTAATCATAAACATGATGCCTTCGAGCCTAGTCATATCGTACCCCTATGAAATATTACTGGTAAGAATGCCTTACCCCATATGGCACGGTTACCCATGCCATATAGGCTACGCATTACAGGTAGTCGGCGCACTCTTTACGGAAGGCAATGATGTACGCGTCAATCTCCACCAACATTTTCGTATAGGCGGCAGTCAACCCAACCACATCGCGGATAGGTGGAGAGTCAGCGGTCACGGAACCGTACAGCCCGAGGCATTCGATTACCTTAGCGTACTGGTCACGCGTACGCTCTAGGATACGCAGCGATTCACGGATGGACATGGACATTATGAAACTCCCATTTATTATCAGTAAGAAACAACATCATTCAAACATACGCCACGCATACGCTTGAATGATGCCCCTAGCCTTGCGACTAGGGGGCACCAATTATTACCGGTAATAATTACTCGGAATCATCTTCCGATTCGACCGCCGACAATTCGCCAGCCGCCAGCGCACGGGCGGTATCATCGAAGATGTCACGCTCGGCATCGGTTAACTTAGCGGCGGCGGAATAGGCTGCCATGAGACGGGAGACTGCCTTTTCCAGTTCGCTCTTGGGCTTGTTGCTAGCAGCCTTAATGAAAGCCAACAATTCACCCTTGCTACGCGGCATACCGTTCGCGTCCAGCAATACCGAACCACCATCTTCGATTAGCGGAACAATCTTATCAGTCAATTCGACAGCCTTAACGATTGCGCTCTTCGCGACGTTAAAAGAGTTCCGTACCTTAACGTATGCAGCCTTGGCATCTTCCGACATATCCGTAGTGGATACGCGCCCCTTATCCGAAACGCTTGCCCCCTTGCTGCGAGCGTAGTCACGGTGCCAGTCGGCGAGCGTGTCTTCGACGGACGTTCCGGCAGCGGCAGCGTTGTAGCCCATGGCGATAAACTGCCCCCACAGAGCGGATTCGCCCGCATCAACTGCGGCACGGCCCGCACCGCAAGCATCAGCAAGAGCGAACGTCTCTGCCCGGTCGAGCGTAACGAAACCAGCCGACAGACGGATTGCGATAAAAGTGGTCATTTTAAATACTCCGATTGTTATCAGTAATAAAAATCAAATGGGCAGGATTGCCCCAGTAACCCATTGGCTTACATAACCAATGGGCTAGTAGAGTTTCCTGCAGTTAATTACTTGTTAGGTAGCACGCTATATAACCGCTAGCGTCGTAACGGGAGCCTATATTCCCGGCCCGTACCGGGTTATCAGTGACTAGCGAACTCCGATATTGGGGCCAGTCGGCTTATACCTACCGCATCGGCCTAGTTGGTTACCACTACCGCATTCGTTTGCGTTTCCCTGTAGTGCCTAGGTTATTACCGCGGGGCTGTGCTCTTTTTGTGGCCTTTTATGTTCTATCGGTTACATCATCACTGTTTCATTTTTTGGAGTGAACCGCTCCGGCGTCTTCCAGTTCCGCCACAGTCGTTTGAATGACGACTGACTAACCTTTACCAGTTAGATTTTCCCGAACATCGCATTGGCTTGCGTCGTTTTAGTTCGGAACTCCCACGACATATAGGCTAGTCGTCAGCCCCCCCTACTAGGCACAGTCAATGTGCACGGGGGCAGTGCTACTACCGGGGGCAGTGCTTTTAGCGTCTGATTCGCTAGCGGGGCACATTGGGCTGCACCGCACATACGTATATGCATGGGCCGTGCCAATTCATTCTGGTAATAAAATCAATGACTTAGCGAATCGGGGCTGATTTTTGGGTGACAAAAAATGTCACTAAGTGACAAAAATTGTCAGTAAAA